ACGAATCCTTATTTATGATGAATTAGGTACTCGTGGTACTCAAAATACGATGTTATCGTCGTGTTTGGAATTGGCTAATTTGCTTACAGCGCGGACATTTGATTTGCACATTGCCATAGCCGATTGCCAATAATTTATTACAACTTTGATTTTTGCAACGTAATTTCATTTTTTGCAGTTCCTTGTGTCAGAGTGATAAAATTCTGACCACTCTCGCGAGAGTACGGTCAAAAAGGCTGACGCAGGCTTCGTCTGCTGATGCTGGCGTGGGAACGGTGCTCGCTACACCGCCACGCAGCCGTTTTTGTTTTGTCTACCTTGTCTGTGTTTCAGACAGGGTTTTTGCTATTTCAGGCTGCCTGAAAGCTGTTTCGCCAAACCATTCGGACTAAACCGCGCAGGCTGCTTTAAATCTAACACCGCTGCACACCATTTGCTGTAAAACCATTTTTTCACGTTTTGGCGCAAGGCAGGTAAGGCAATCCCCAAACAGCCAGCCCAATCGTACTTCGCACCTTTGGTTTGAGCGTAAAACTCATGTACGCGCTGCTCAGGCAAATCCACGCGGATTAAATCCCACTTGTCAGGCGGCAAGGGCATGACTTTGAAGCGCACACCGCCGTCTCGGATTGAACTGGAATAGCAGCTATATACGCCATTTTCTTTGGCAATGGCGATTTCGCAATGGCTGTATTTTCCGTGTGTTACTTGGCGGATTAGCCAGTCGGACAATCGCGCCAAAGCAACGCGCGGTGCGTACCAATGTCCGTTGCGGTGTCCTTTGTATAAAGCTAGGTAAATCATACGCTCTCCTTGTATAGTGAATTCACTTCAACCTAGTACAGCGTTACCAACGCCCTTATGTACCACGCGTACACGACGGGCGTTGTCGCCTTGTCCTGTTGAATTGAATCCACTATAAATTTCCTGCCAGCCGCCCGAAAAGTCGTAATCCAGCGGATTATCGCTTGCTAGCATGGCGGCTCGGTGTTGTTCGGCATTGGCAAAATCGGCGGTTTCGTGCAGCATCATTGCGCCGAGAATTTCGCTCAACAAGGCTTTGTTCATGGGGACAAAATGGTTGTCCATGGTTTTCCATTGCAGGCTGCTTGGCATTTGTGGCATGGTTTGCAGGGCGACGTATTGAATACGGCTGGCATCGTCGGTATGAAACCATTTGCCCACGGACGGCACAAATACGCCTGAATGGGTGTTGTGGTAGCGCATTTGTTTGATGTTGTCCCACGCGGTGGCTTGGTTTTGTGCGTGCTGCTCGGCTTGGCGTTGGGCGTTGATTTGCCATGTTTCTGTGTCGGGCTGCCAAATATGATTGGCGGACGGTTTTTCATAAATGGTTAAATCGCGTCCAACTTTTGCGCCACGATTAATGGCGGACAGTAAATGTTGATGCTGCTCTGTTGTGATAAGCACCGCACCGTCAGGAATGGTGCTGTGAATGGTGTCGTCAAAAAATGTTTGTACACCGTAATCAAAATAAATACTCATCGATTATCTCCTTTAAAAACCGATTGCAAACCAGCGCACTCCGCCAGCCTCTGCACCTGTGTACATTTCTCGTACATAGGCTGTGAAATTGTGATTACGCAAAGTGGCGGCGTTGGTTGGCGTGCCTTGGTAGCCTGCACCGCAGGCGACAACCGACAATACTTTGTTTGGAAATGTAATGGGATAGGTGATATCAAATGTATTATTCCAGCTGGGCAAATCGTTGTAATAGAAACTGCCCCATTGCAAAATTAAGCCATTGGGTAATCGGGTATAGCCGTTATCTGTGGCTTGAACGGCGAACTCATTACGGCGCGTGAAGTAATCGTGCAGGCTGCCGTAAGCTTTTGTCCAAACGCTGGCGGCGCTAACTGTCATTAATTGTTCGTGGCGGTCTTGGTTGATATCGCCTTGTGCTGTTCCCATCAAAGCGATGCGCCATGAGCCGTTGCCTTCGTGGGAAGTTTCAATCCCTGCACGAGTGATTCCGCCTGTTGCTAAATGTAAAAAAGCACTGCCCAAAGCATTGGTATTGTTTATCCAACTGCCATACCAATTATCTGAATGACCTTGAATTTTTAAATTTCCATCAATCGTTCCGCCTGTTTTGGGTAGATATTCGGTGTGGGTGTGCGCTGCTGGGGCAAACGTGGCTGGCTTGCCTGTGATGCTTGCCCATGTGTGAGTGTGGTTACTGGCGGCAAAACGTCCCACAACTTTGTTAATCGCGCCCTCCACCCAACTTTCATAGGCGACGTTTTGATGCTTGGTAACGGTTGGAAAGCGAATGCGTGTTTGTTGCGGATTCTTTTCGGACGAAGTAAACAGAAAATTCAAAGATTTACCGTCTATGCCAGCAGGATTAAATTCAAGTTGCCAGTGTCCACCTTTGACGTTGAATCTCATTTTTTCCCAACTGCTCGTTTCGCCAACAATAATGGGATTGATGAATGTTTTGCTGCCTGCAATGGCTTGGTTGGCAGTTAAACTGACTTTGCTGGCGGCAAGGTCATACGCGGCTTTGACGGCACTGGGTGTCGCAGCTTTGTCGGTTGCGGTGCTGCTGGTAGAAGCTGAGAGCATGACAATGCCTGCCACCGCACCACTGGCTTTATCGATTTCATGCGTATGCGTATTGCTAACGGCTAAATTGGTTGTGGTTGCTGTGATTTTGGACGGTTTACCCAATGACAAAGTTTGATTGTCGCGTAACACGCCACCGCCAGTTAAACCTGCTCCTGCTGTGATAGTGGTGGTTTTGAGTGCGAATTGTTGTGTAGCTGTTTGCTGGTTTGCATGGATTAAATCGTTAATGCGAGCCATTTCTGCTTTGAGCCATGATGTGCGATTGGCGAGCTGGCGTGTGGGCTTATTGTCAATGCCATTTTCACCACCCATCACAGGGTCGGATGTTTCCCATTGGTAAACGCCTGCTTCCCAGACTGGGGTTTCTTTTAAATTTGCCATTTATGCAGTTCCTTTGTTGAATGTGCCGTCGCGCTGGGCTGTGCCGTTGTGGCGCAGGGCAGCAGCACGAAAATCCAATGCTGCCAACACGCAACGTGCTGGTGCAAAAGCGTGTAGTGTTTTGCGTAATAAAGCGGCTTGGTCGTTGGTAATGGTTTGGTTTAATTCAATGCGGTAATGCGCCCAGCGGTCGGCGTGTCCGTAAACGTATTTGCCGTCTCGGCTGATTTTGGCGTTGTGCTGTTTGCTATTTAAGCCTTCCACAAGATTGATTTCACCCAAACCCAAACGCCGCACGATTTCACGGATTGCCGCGTTCGCCTGTTTGAGTGCAGGCTGCTTGTAAATCTTGCTGGGTGCGATTGGTGTTTAATTGACCTTGTTCAATCGTGCTAAAAACGACATCGCCCACGGATACCAATGTCCCGATTAGGATATTCACTTCGCCGCTAAAATTGGCAGCCTGAAACCGTATCGTGCAACGAGCGGCAGACGCTTCCAATCGTGGCGTATTCACGTCATCACCGCATAAATCCAACATCAAACCTGTGGCAAAACGGACATGTTGTTGCCGATAGGCTTCGTTGATTTGCTGGCGGTTGAGCGTTTCGCGGTAGGCGAATGTGTTAATCAGCAAGCGTTCAATGTGGGCAGGTTGCAGCGTTTTGCCTGTGCGTGATTCGTAATCCGCAATCATTTCCGCCAACACCGTTTCAGGGTTGTCGTCCACGATTTTGACTTCTTCGCGTTTTAAATCGCTCACATTCATGTTGCTGTTCCTGTTGCGTAAATTTGGGTTTGATAGAGTTCGCTGGCGATGTCGTTCGCGATTCGCCATTCCACAATCATCGTGATGTGTGGGGCGTTGCCGCTAAATCGTACGCGTTCTGCTACGGCTCGTTTTTCCCATGTTTGAATCGCCAGCGTGATTTCACGCACCACGTTTGGCACGAAGATGTCTTCGGGCGTGTCCAAATAATCAAAATGGTTTGAGCCGAAATTGGGGCGTAATACGTCTGCGCCTTTGCGCGTGGACAAAATATTGTGGATACATAAATCAATGTCGTCCGCGCCTTGCGTGATGCCGTGTCCGCCTTGTGCGAGCTGCCAATGTTGGGAAATGGGGTGTTCGTAGTTCATGGTGTGATTATGGCTTTAAGACGGCATATTGACTTTTAACGCGCATTAAAAAAAGTCCTGCCGCAATCCGTAGGACTTGGGGGACAAAATTCCCGATGTCGGGAAATTTGGCTATTTTTGACAACGTGTTTACAAAAATGATTACTGCGCGGCAGAAGTTGGCGCACCATCTCCTTGCTCCATGTGAGTATGGTTTTGCAACGAAATATTGCCAGCAGTAATATCGCCTGTTGCTTTCAAGCTGCCTGAAATCGTTGCGGCTGCACCGCCACCACCTGAACCTGCCATACCAGCCGTGTAAGTCAGCAAGCCATTTACCGCCAGCGTTTTTTGTATCACACAATCGGCATCAATCGTAACCGTGCCACTGGTCTTAATCAAAATATCGCCCGTTTTGCGGTTGTGCTGAATGCGCGTGCCGTTGGTGTATTGCAACACATGAATATCACGGCTGGTCGCTGGCACAGGGTCGGCATCGTTGTAAATCGCCCCGAGACACACGCCGCTTTCGCCGCGAGCGTCCAACACGCACACTACCAATGCACCCACATCGGGCAAACAATAAAATTGGTTGCCACCTGCACCAAGTGTAATCACAGGCAGCCAATCGGTTTGCAAATTTTCCAAGGCTGGCAAATCCACACGCACGGCGTGTTTTTTGTCGTCCACTTCGGCAACTGTGCCAAATTGCAAGGTTGCGCCAAAATCATGCGTTTGCATTCGCGTTCTCCGTATTTTCGTCAAGGTATTCAATCATCTTTACTTCTAATTCAGTTGTGTAACCGCGTTTGCTGAAATCATGTCGCGCTTGTTTAACCAAATATCGCCCACTAAATTGCCCAAAATTTTGCAGCTCCACCATTTGCCCTGCTACCAACAAAGCGTTACCCACCACCGTCAGGCTGCCTGAATTTTGCTCATCTTGCGCGTTGTCCAAAGCAGCTTGGGCGCGGTGTTCGGTTTGCTCGGGGCTTTCGCCTTTGTTGGCAACGATTTTCAAGGTGTCGCTGGTGGTTTGGCGTTTCTTTTTCGGACGGCGCGGCTTGCCTTTTTTGGTGGTTTTTCGGGTTTGTTTTTTCTTTTGGTCGTAGGTTTGCACTTCCACCGCTTGCGGTACGCCCTTAATCAAATCACGCAAACGAATCCGCAACACATCGGCAAAATCAATCACGGCAACGGCTTTTTGTCCGACCAATTCAGCACGGCTGGTAAACACCAAAGTCTTGCCCACAATTTTGAAACTGTGTCCGTATTCTTTTGCCAATCGCGTGAGAAATTCTACATCGCGCTCTTGATATTGGGTTACGCGCTGGATTTTGATGTCTGCCACCGTGCCTGTTACCGATAGTTTTAGCCGTTTGGCAATCAGGCGGACGATTTGGGCTAGTGTCGTGTTTTCGTAGGCTTTGGCTTGTAGGGTGCGATTGGCTTTGGTAATGCCTGTGCTTAATGCTTTTAAATGGATGATACTGCCACCGCTTTTGCTGTGTTCGTATTCCAATTCGGCAATCTCAAAACTGCCCCAGTTCACAAGACCTGTGAACTGGTCGCCGCAAGATAAACTCAAACTGTCGCCTTGGTTGGGATACCATGTTCGCAACCAACGCCCGTCCACGTCTTCAAAACTCACTTGCAGTTCGTCCGACTGGTCGCTCAAATAATCCGTGTAAGTAAACGATAACAGATAGGGCGCGATGTCGGCTGTGATGTCTTTTTGTTCGTAGGTTAGCAGGAAATCGGGGGCGGTTACAGGGTGCAGGCTGCTTGCTTTACTGCCTGAAAGGGCATTTAAAAATCCTAATGCATCCATGGCGGTAATTGCTCCTGACTGTTTTTGGGTTTGCTGTCCAACACGGGCACAAACACGGTCAAACCGCTTTTAAATTGTTCGGCAAGTGGTAAATGGGGATTGGCGGCAATTAAACCGCTTATCATTAGCGCATTGCCATAATGCTTGTGCGCAATGGTGTCCCAACGGTCGCCGTCTCGCGTGGTGTAGATTAAAACGCCGTTCATTTAGCTGTCTCCCCTTATGGCTAGAAACGCGGTTAAGGTTTGCACGGCTGCTGCACCGTTGCTCATGCTTTCGGCTGCTTCATCAATCGCATTGCTGCCTGAAACCAACCAATCGCCTACCGTGCCGCTTTCATAGCCTGCGCGTAAATGCCCGACTGCGCTGCCCAGTTGGTGTGTGGCTAGGCTAGCTTGGGCGGTAAACTCTGCCGCACCTGATAAATCGCCCAATAGCGATGTGATTTCAGGCAGTTTGCCGAGTGCGCCGTTGGCAATGCCTAAACTGTCGCCGACAAGATTGATGACCCCTGCTGGGTCGTTTTTCAATTCTTTGGCAGCCTGAATAATGCTTTGCACTTCGCCGATTTGGTCTTCTACGGCGTGATAGATTTTGACCCCTGTCTCCACCGCCACCACCACGTCCGACACTTGACTACGCACGCTTTCAGGCAGCATTGCCATGAGTGGGGTTTGGCTGCCTGAAAGAATGGCTGGCGTAGGCAATGGATTGTTTGGGTCACCGACAAATTCGGTTAGCTCTACATCTATTTCACGCGCTGCGGTGCGCCCTTGCTCGTCCATCATCGTGGTGCGACTGGTTAGCCGCTCAATCACAAACCAGCCTGCAAACCGCCCTGAACCGTACACCAACGACACGGCTTTTTGCGCTTCTTTGGCGGCAATCAAGCCCTTGTATGCCGTGTCCACATCGCCCAGTTTCCAATGCAATTTGATGCCGAACCGTAACTCGGTCAAATCATTACCCATCGCTTGCAAACGCGGTCTGCCTTTGAGTACCTCGTGTTTGGCAAATTGGGTGTGGTGCGTTTCTTCTAGGCTGGTAAAGCTGTTTAATAGCTCAAAACGGACATCGCCTAATTGTGCAAACATCAATATGCCCTCCGTGCTTTATCCGCCATCATGCGTTTAAATAATTCTTCAAATTCGCGCAAACTCATTTGTAACGCGGTTTCAATTTGTTGCAGATTACCGCCTTGCGCGTTGATGGTTGGGTTGAAGTGAATTGTGATTGCGCTGTTGGCATTGGCGGTGGATTGTGCGACTGCGGTGCTTCGCGCTTGGGTGAGCGTGTCGGCATTGGCGGATAAGCGAGCGGATAAGTCGCTATTAAAGCCACGCATTCGCCCTGCAAACCGCTCTTTCAAGCTGCCTGCAAGTTGCCCAATGCGGTTTAATGGTTGCGCTGCGCCGCTATTCACGCCCAATGCCAAACCTTCGGTAATGTAGCCGCCGTAGCTCCTAAACACTCGGCTGGGGGAGTGAATGTCCATAGATTTTGGACTGGTAAACGCGCCCTTAATCCGTGTCGCCAAACTTTGCACCGCGCCAACCGCCGCACCAATTTTGGATTTAATGCCATTGACTAAACCGTCAATCATCATGCCGCCATACGCGGCAAAGGTAGCAGGCAGCCCTGCAAACCACGCAAACAAGCCTGAAAAGACCGCGACAAATGAAGCCAGTGGCGACCAGCTCATAATTAAGGCTAAAATGCCTGTTAAACCGCCGTTCCAAACAGCTTTAATCGTTTCACACAAAGATGACACTAACGAAAAAACACCGTCAAAAATCATCTGCCAGCCTGAAATAATCATCTGACCGATTGTGATAACGCTGCCAAATAGGCTGCCCAGCATTGCGCCGACGTAATAGCCAAAACCTTGGGCTTTTTGTGCCGTGCTATCGCTAACCAAACCCAGCTCACGAAACCACGCGATAATCGGCTGCACAAATGCCACAGCCAAATCAAATAAACCTTTCCAGCCAGCCCCTATCATTTCCAGCAAAGGCATAATGGGCGCAATACCGTCTTTAAAACCGTCCCAAAAGCCAATAAAAAAGGCTTTAATCGGTTTCCAGTAAATGTAAATCAACGCTGCTGCGGCCGCGACCGCTGCAATCGCCAGCAATACAGGGGCAAAAGCCATTGCGGAAGATAAACTAAATGCCATAATCGCTGTACGAACAGTTGTAAACGCTCGTATTACCTTACCTAAATTGCCTTCAAGCGAGGATAACGCTACACCACCTTGCATGACTGCACGAACCGCAGTAATGCTAGCACTTAAAGCAGCAAAACCACCGCGTACCGAAAGCAATACTGCCATCATACGATTACCCAGCACACGTATGACAAAACCGCCAGAAATGAACGCCAAAATAGCGGCAGTTGTGCCGACAATCGCTTGGGTTAAAACAGGGTGCTGTTGCGCCCAATCGGTCAGCGCATTGACTACGCTGGTGGACAAAACAACAAAACGATTAACGGCTGGCAACAATATTGAGCCAACTGTAATGCCCAGTCCCGTCAAACTGTTTTTTAACAACTGAATATTATTGGCAGTAGTCGCGGCACGTGCTTCATATTCTTTATTCATTGAGCCGTCAAAATTGGCGGCACTCTTCACACCTTCTAAATTTTCTTAACAGTATCAATGCTGGTAAGAAATGGCGCAATACCCAACAAGGACTCGCTACCGAATAATTCTTTCAGTGTTGATGCTTGTTTATATTTTTCTAGTTTTGACACCGCTTCCAGCACTTTCAGCGTAGTGCCTTCCGCATCTTTTTGCATATCTTTGGCGATTTGCTCGTGGTCAAACCCTAATTCTTTCCATGTTGCTTTTTGGCTTTTGGTGGCGGTTTCCCCTGCCACCAGTGCCAACATCATGTTTTTAATACTGGTCGCCGCCATTTCTTCTTGAATACCAAAACCACGCATGGTTGCGCCAAGTGCCGCCACCGTACCTGTGTTGTATCCAGCCACCGTACCAAACGCACCCACACGCTGCACAATTTCCATAATGCATTTGGCAGCAGCAGGTGTGGTATTGCCCAGATAATTGATTTTATCGGCTAGCGTTTCCACGCCACTTTGGTCAAGTTGGAATGCCGAGCGCAATTCCGCCATGGATTGCCCTGCTTTTTCTGCGGAGACATCAAACGCCACGCCCATTTTGGCTGCGCTGTCGGTAAATCTCATCAAGTCGTTTTGGGCAATACCCGATTGACCACCTAACGCCACGATTTTGGCTAATTTTGTCGCGGCCATGGGGATTTTGCGACTCATCGCCACAATATCGTTGCCCATTTACTTAAATTGCTCGGGTGTTTCAAAATCTACGACTTTTTTAACATCTGCCATCGCGCTTTCAAAATCAATTGCCAACTTAACAGGCAATATCAATGCACCAGCCGCAGAGACTGCGTTTTGCCATTGCCCTTTTAAATTTTGCCATTGTTCTTGATTGCCAATTTTACGCGCTGCGATTTTGGCAAGCTGTTCGTGTTTGCGCGTTAATTTATCAATTGCTTAACCAACTTGATTGTATTGCCGCCACAAATGCGCGGCAGATGTACTGCTCAAACGGTCTTTATTGCGCTCTAATGATTCGCCTAATTCCTTTTGTTTAGCGGTTAAATTCGTGGTGGTGGATTTGAGCGTATTCATCGCCTTGCCGATGTTGGTTAAACCCGACAATGCGCCGTCAACCACCGCCGACACGCTAATAGATAAACTTAAATCTGAAGCCATGTATTATAATTTCCGTGTTAAAAACTTGTTTATTGACAAGGTGCTTATCATGATTTTTATTTGGGGCATAATGGTTTTGGCTTTGCTGCTGTTTCTGCCATTGCTTGCAGCAACGGTATTGGCTGGCATTGCCGATGTATTCCGCGCTGCGTTTGGTAAAGATGATGCCGACACCAATAACGGCTACTGCCGCGATTTACAGCACGAAATTGCTGCCGAACGTGAGCGCAACGCCTAATCCTATTTCTGATACTTCGCCTTAATTTGCCGATTGACTTCATCTAGCCAGTCGGCAAATTCATCTAATGGCAAATCGTAAATTTCTTGAACGCTCCACCCAAACCACCACGCCACATCGGCACACGCTGCCAATAGCTGTTTGTGAAATAGCTGCTGACTGGGTGCGTTAAACTGCTTCTTCTTCGGTGCGAAAGGTGGCTTGCAATGCCTCCAAATCTTTCAAATCCAACTCGTCTAAATCTTCTGGCACTAAACCCGTTACACGCGATACCAACATCAAGCCTTGCTCGGCTTCATTTTCAATGTGCATCACAGCGCGTAAATCGCCTACTTTGGGACGGCGCACCGTTACTTTTTGCAGGGTTTCGCCTGTGGCAAGACGAACGGGGTATTTCAGGGTTACGATGGTTTGTACGCCTAAATCTTGTTTGATTTGCTGTGCTGGATTAACAGACATTTTGGTTCTCCTAAACGAGGTTGATGAAAGTGGCAGTTTAAGTGCAGGCTGCTTTGCTGACTTTTAACGCGCATTAAAAAACCAATCTTTGCCGATGTTGGGAAAGATTGGTTTTGTTGTTGCAGGCTAACCGAAAGTTATGCGCCGATGTTTTTGCGGAATTGGCTCAATGCGTCCGAACCGTTTACGCGATAAGTATTGGTAAAGGCGTTGTAATACAGATATTCGCGCCCATCAATCACGACACGGCATTCAGCTGATTGGAATGTGGTCGGATGCTCGGATTTCTCTTTCGGCTTAAACGTGCCAAGGGCATTTTTGCTGAACATCGCGCTGACTGTAATCACAACAGGCACTTCGGTTTTTAAGCCTTGCGCGTTAAAAGTTTGCAAATTGCCGCGCACCATCAACTGTGCGGCTTTGAATGGGTTGTACGCTTTGTTTGCCCATTCAGGGTTAATGCTGTTCCAAGTGATTTCGCCCTCCAATGCTTCCACGCCGCTTGGCAACTTGATTTGTCCCACCAAGCCCAAGCCGTCAAAGTCTTCTTGTTTGATTTCAATTTCAGGCATTTTGAACTCTCTTGCCTGACCCAATAAATTCACGCCGTCAATATAGACATTGGCGTTGTAAATCGCGTTTACTGAACTAATGTTTTATCTCTTTCTTTCAAGCTGCCTTGCCCTTTTGTCCAAATCTTTGATTTGGGTATAAAAGGGTATGCCGTAGGCGGTAAAGCTGATTTCACAAATACATTTGTTCAGAATTTACAAAACGGTGCAACGCCCGAAATCGTGTTACATCAATTAGCCGAAAATTATCCAAACATGAACGACCAAGCCCTACAAGATGAATTGGCACGACTGATTTTCTTGGCGGATTTAGTGGGGCGTTTGGAAGTGCAAGCGGAGTGAAATCATGACCGCCGAAGACATCAAAGTCATTTTTGGAATGCAGCCTGAAAATGCGATTGCCTATTTAAAGCAAAAGCGCGTGGACGTGTCGTGGGATTGGCAAGAGATGCTTGATGACGCACACGTTTCCGCGTTTACCGTTGCGAAAACGGCGGGCATGGACGTAGCGAACGACATTCATCAAGCGGTGGTTAAGGCAGCCGAACAAGGGCAAACATTCAAAGATTTTGAACGCGAACTCACGCCTGTATTACAAAGTAAAGGCTGGTGGGGCAAACAAGAACGTCCAAACCTCGACACAGGCGAAATTCAAAACGTACAACTTGGCAGCCCATACTGCCTGAAAACGATTCATTTAACCAATTTGCAATCCGCTTACATGGCAGCTCGATACGCGGAAATGGTTGCCGCAAAAGACACGCACCCCTATTGGCAATATGTCGCCATCAACGACAAACGCACACGCGAAACACACAGAAAATTGCACGGTCGCGTGTATTCGGCTGATGACGCTGTTTGGGGGAGTTTGTATCCGCCGTTGGATTTTCGTTGCCGTTGTCATGTTCGTCCTTTATCGCGTGAGCGTGGCGAAAGCCAAGTATTACCCAGCCCAAAACTGGAAACCATTACCGTAGATATTGGCGAAAACAAATCCACAGGTGAACAGCGTTACGCCCAACGCACAGGCATTCGCGTGGACAGACAGTTTAATGCAGGATTTAACGCCAATCAAGGCAAGACGTTTTTGCAACGCACCGCACAAATGGCGATAAACAAAGCGCAAAACGTACCACCCGAATTGGCTCGTGTGGCGGTCAAAGAAATGATGTTGCAGGAAAAATTCCGCAATGCTTTGACTTTGGCACAGCTGGCGTGGGTAGCTGAATTATTGGGATTGGGAGCGTAAGATGTTGCAAATCAGTTTAGACACAAGCGATTTTGACAGGGGCATGGCACGGTTGCTGCAAAACGTAGAAAACCGCCGCCCGATGATGTCTAGCATAGCGGTGGAATTGTTGAGCATGTCCGAAGACAATTTTGAAAGCGAAAGCTGGGGCGGTCAAAGTTGGCAGCAAAGCAAACGAGCTGCAAAAGACGGTGGCAAAACGCTACAATTAAGTGGTCAGCTTGCCGCGAGTTTGACTACGCAGTCGGGTAATGATTTTGCACGGATTGGGTCTAATAAACCGTATGCAGCAATTCATCACATAGGTGGGCAAGCAGGGCGTGGGCGTAAAGTTCACATTCCTGCTCGTCCTTATTTACCGATTGATGGTTCAGGGGTGTTGCAGTCTGGCGGCGAGAAGCGTTTGCTGGATATTGTGAAAGCGTCGTTGGCTCGTGGATTGTGA